GAAGCCCCAACCATCGCGGCCAAGGATTACTTCACTGCAGCCCTTAGCGATGGAACGCTTGGAAACCTTATTTTCCAGCACGGCCAAACGGCAGGCAACATCTTCGACTTTGCCTCTACCAAGGTTGATATCGGCGATGTGAGCTACAGCGACCAGGATGGCATTCACATGCTGAACATTCCGTTCACATGCGTGCCCTCTACAGCTGGTAACGATGAGTTCAGCTTTGTTTACACCTGATTAGAATCTGATCGGGAATGAAGGTCATCGGGGCTGCACCGTAAATGCAGCCCTTTTTTATTGGGTGTATGCTTGTCTGGTATCGCATTTATTTTGCATGGCATTCGTGCGCAAAAAGGTCAAGGTCTTTACCTGGCCTGTTTCGATCGAAGAGCCCTCTGATGGCGGCAATTTTGATACCGCGACGTTTGACGCGAAATTCAAGCGCGTTGGCCGCAAGGAATTTCAAAAGCTTGGCGAGAAAGGCGAGCTTGATCTCCTAAAGGTGATCATGGTCGGATGGGAAGGCATTGTTGATGAAGAAGGAAAAGAAATTCCTTTCTCTCTGGAGGCAATGCGCGAGTTTTCCGATGACCCTTATTGGATTCGCGGTGTTTTGAAGGCTTACACCGAGACATTTGAAGGTGGCCGCCAGGGAAACTAAAGGAAGCCGCCGTTTACTGGGCTGGTGGCGGCAAAAGGGTAGAAGACAAAAGCCGGGAAGACGCTGCTGTTTTTGGCATCGTCCTTCCCGAGAAGCCTAAAGAAGACAATAATTTTATTGTTTGGGAAGAGAATTGGGAGCCAGTCATGATGTTTTTGCGTATGCAGACGCAATGGACGACAACCATGTCTGGTTACATGGGCTTGCGATATGACGTGCTGCTTTGCCCTGGCGGATTGTTTGACCTCTACAATGTGGACAATCGACGCGAGATGCTGGAAGACCTTCAAACCATGGAGGCTGCAGCATTAAGCGAATTGGCCAAGGACAGGGATGGCTAGCAAGCAAATTCAGGACATTAAGATCCGCCTTGGTATTGACGGCCTTGAAGGGCTTGACAAGCTAAAGAGTTCTTTTAGGGAACTCGAAAAGTCCATTGGTCCTTCTGACGCAACAATTCAGCGGGCAAGAAAAAGCATTCTTGATTTCGGGAAAGAAGGGCAAAGGACTGAGCAGCTTATCAGAGGTCAGATTGAAGCGTTTAAAGGTCTAAAGAGCCAAGCGGAAATAAGTGGAGATACATTTCAAGCACTTGCTTCTGATATTTCAAATCTTGAAAGAGAGCTGAAGGGATCCACTCCTGCTATTGATAGGCAGCGTGACTCAATCCTTAGATCTACAAATGCAGCGAATCAAAATGCTGCAGCCATTCAAAAGCAGATCAATCAATTAACTCAGCTAAGGAATCAAACCAGGCCAGGCTCCTCTGTTTTTGTGCAGCTTGGAAAAGACATAGAAAGCGCTACGGCCAAGCTTGGGAAATTCAAGTCGGAAGCCGCTGCAGCCGCTTTTGCTTTGAGTCAAGTTCCAGGCACGAGTCTGGATAAAATTGCAAATCAAATTGCAACTATTAACAAGAAGACGGGCCAGCTGAAGATCACAAGTGATGAATATCTTGAAAGCATTAGGAGAATTGCCCTTCTTGAACAAGTAAGGGCAACAACAACTGGACGGCAAGCGGTTCGCGCGCAGACTCAATTATTCGAAAGTCCACTTTTTGAGACTTTTGTAAGGACTCGCGCTGAGCAGCTTCCGCTGCCGGAAACTTCGGCTGGCATTCAGCAAAGGATCTCTGAGATAAATCAGGAGCTTGCCAATGTAACCGGTTACGAAAGAAGAGTTGATTTAACGAAAGAGCTTATTGACTTAAATAAACGACTCAAGAATACTGTAATTGAAATAACAACAAAAGAAGAGCTTGCTGCAATGGCGGCAAGGCAGAGGCTTTCTGCTGCTCGGGAATCCCTTGGTCGGTCTGGATTTGGCGCTTTTTCCGCAGATGTTCGCGCAAAGACGGCCGAGGGTCAATACGATCCTGGCTATGTAAAAGCTCAAGAAAAAGCCAGAAATAGGGTCATAGACGAAGAAGCTATAAAAGGAGTGATAAGGCAATATGAAATATTTGAAAATTCATACACAAGGCTTGAGGATCTTTACGAAAGACACGTAGTAGAAAAGGCGCAGATGGTAGCTTCGGCTGCTCGTCGTGAGAATGAAATACTTGATGAACAAGGCGATAAAAGAATAAAACAGCTAGACGATCAATTTAAAAGAGAGCTTGAGCTTTTTGATCAAAGCTTAAACCAAAGAGATCAATTACTGCAGCGCAGAACTGCAATTAAAGGGACTCTTGGTCTTGGTGGTCGACAGCTTTCTTCTTTCTATCAGGGCGTTGTTGATATTGGCACTCGCAGGGCTGCTGCTGGCCAGCAGCTTATGGGTAAAACCCCCCAACAGGCACTTGCTGACATCGTTAACACTTTCAACTCTGATCTTGATAGGACTGGAAATGGCTTTTTAGAAGCTGAGCGTGAAATGCGTGAAGCTGCGATTGAATTTGCAGGCGGCTCGAAAAAAGTCAGGCAAAAGTTTGAGGAAATTGCGCTAGGCAAGACTCCAACAGGAATGTTACCCGCACCTGGAGAAGAAGCCTCTCGTTACAGGGAAAGAATTGAAGCTCCGGCTGCAAGCCTAATTGAAATCGTAAAAAGATTTGGCAGAAAAACAGACAAAACCGGAGACGGCTTTCTTGACGCTGAAAAGAAAATTCGAGAAGCTGCTATTAATTTTGCAGGAGGCTCTGAAGAGGTAAGAAGGGCATTCGCTCAAGTACCGCTAGGAAAAACACCCACTTCAATGCTCCCTGGAGCGGGAGAGGCCTCAGGCGAATATATTTCGAGAATTAGGGGAGGTTTTGGCGATTTTAATCTTCCAGATTTCTCTTCATTCAGAAAAGGCACTACCAGAGAACTGCAGCTTGTTAAGCAGTCTCTAGAGGAACTGCGCCTGGATCTGAATCCACTGGCAGCAAATTTTGAGGCCACAGAAAGGAGAATAATCAAGAGCATAAAAAATATTGATCGTGAGCTTGGCAAGCGTTCGGCTGGTCGCCGAGGCTTGAGCGGAATGCAGCTCGCGCAAGGCGTCGGCGCTGCAATTAGTGGCGGAATTTTTGGCGGCCCTGAGGGCTTGATTGGTGGCCTGGGCGGTTTAGCGGTTGGTGGCGTTGGCGGTGCATTTGCCGGCGCTGCATTTGGCGCCCAGGTAGGCGGCTTGAGGCAGCAACTGGGAGGATTCGCTGAATACGCCGCTCAAATTCAAAAGCTTGAAATCGCTCTTGAAAATACTGCTGGCAGTCAGGCTGAATTCAATCGAGCCATTAAGGCCGCCTCTGATGTAACGAAGACGTTAAACGTACCTCAGGAAGTCGCAATTTCTGGCATGACTCGGCTTTCGGCTGCAGTCAAGGGTGCTGGTGGTCAAATCAGTGATGCTGAGCTTGTCTTTAAAAATGTAACTGCTGCAATTAAAGGAACAGGCGGGGCGGCGCAAGATGTTGACGGTTCAGTTACGGCTCTAGTACAAATTTTTAGCAAAGGTAAAGTATCTGCAGAAGAAATAAATCAAATTGCAGAGCGACTGCCTGGCACGTTCAATTTAATCGCAGAGGCTTCTGGCAGGACAGGCCCACAGCTTTCTAAAGCGTTGGAGCAAGGAGCGGTCGGTCTTGATGATTTGATGAAATTTATCGTTGAGCTTGGCAATAGATATTCAGACGTAGCACAAAAAATTGCTGCATCTTCCCAGGACGCTGGCGCAAGACTTAACGTTGCGTTTAATTCAATGCGCCAATCGGTTGGCGATGCCTTGCAGCCTATTGGCGCTGAGTTCCAGGAGGCTTTTGCTGACTTTGTTGAAAACATAACTCCCTTCTTGGCCGAAAATCTACCCAAGATTGCTGGATTCGTCTTAGATTTATCAAAAAATCTTGTTCCTTTGGCCGGCGCTATTGGCGGGGTGTCCGCAGCTCTGGCCATCTTGAAAGTTCAGGCGCTTCTTGCGTCTGGAGGCATGACAGCGCTTGCGTCAGCAATTGGTGCGGCAAATGCTGTGGCTCTTGTTAATCCATATGTCGCGCTTGCGGCAGGGGTAGGACTACTTGCCGCAAAATTAATTGGAGCCGTCAATAAGCAACGAGAGCTAAATAATCTGATTAAAGGTCAAGGTACGCTTGAGCAATTTAACAATAGATATCAAGAGATTGAGGGGCAAATAACGGCCGCCCAGGAAAAACTTACCGAACAAACAGGAAGACAGGCTCAAGCGACACGAAACAGAATAAATCAACTTAAAAGTTCTCTTTCTGACCTTGAAAAAGTTAGAGGCAAATTTGAGCAGGCAGTCCCTGAGCAAGAAAAAATCACCCCAAGTGATTTCCCCGACCCAACCGGCAAAGACTCCGGCAGTGGTCGCGCGAAGAAGGAACGCGAAAGCCAGTTGCCGCAATTGTTGGCTGAGCTTGCGGCAGCCCAGGAAATTGCTCGAGTTAACGAAAAAATTCGAGAGGCTCAGCTGCAAGGTAATCAATTCCTGCAAATCAGGCTTGAGGGCGAAAAAGAGCTAGCAAGGATTGCCGGCGAAATTCGAGCCATTGCATTTGAAAAGATTCCCGCCGATGAAGCCGAAGTCAAGAAAAAGCTTTTGCTTTTGAAATTTGACGAATCGCGTCTTGATACTTTGCAGCGCCTCCGTCAGCTTGAAAAGGAGAATACTAAAGAGCTGACTTCCGGCCTAGACGAAGTAGCCAAAAAATACAAAGAGCAAAGAGAGAAGGGCAGCGCTGTTGCTGAGATGGTGAAAAAGGGCATTACGCCCGCCCTGGCTGAAGCGTATTACGAGATTGATAAAACCTATCAAAAAGAAAAAGAGAGAATTCAGCTAAAAATTGAAGAGCAAAGGCTTGCGATTGCCGGGCTAGACGTAGAAAGCAAAGTTAGGAAGGAGATTGAAAAACAAATCGAAAACTTGGAAAAACTTTTGAAATTGCGCGGCCAAAAAGTCCCAGAGGCCAAAGAAGACGCCGCAGCGGAAGAAGAAAGAAAGCGACGCGAAAAAGAGGCCGAAGAAAAAGCGCAGCGACTCAAGAATCTTTACGGGGGTATTGTCTCGACAATTGAAGACGGAATCGTTGGCTCGTTTACTGCTGGCATTGAAAGCTTGATTGAGGGCACTAAAACATTGGGCCAAGCTTTGCAAGAAATCGCAAGCGGTGTGCTCAAGGACATTGGTCAGTTGTTGCTTCGCTTTGGCGTAAACGCGGGCTTGCGTGCTGTATTCCCAGGTGCTTTTGCCGAAAAAGGCGCTTATTTCGCAAGCGGTCAAGCAAGTTTTGCCAAAAACAGCATTCAACCTTTCGCCATGGGCGGCATCGTCACCAAGCCCACTTTCTTTAAGTACGCCGATGGTGGCACGTTCAACAATGGCGTCATGGGCGAAGCCGGCCCGGAAGCGATTATGCCTCTCAAGCGTGGTCTTGATGGCAAACTTGGTGTTGCGGCAAGGCTTGATGGTGCGCTTAAGCGTTACAGACCGGTGCCAGGTAGCGCGGCGGCAGTTGCTGAGGGCGCAGAGCTTACAACAGGATCTTCGGCCGCAGGAGCTACGGCAATTGATGTCCGCTACAACGTCGAACGAATCAACAACGTGGATTACGTCACCAACCAAGAGTTCCAAGCCGGCCTGCAGCAGGCTGCCAGCCAAGGCGCTGAACGCGGCCAGCAGCTGGCACTACGCCGCCTGCAGCAATCCGTCACCACCCGCCGGAGGCTTGGAATCTGATGGACATCGCACTCGGCAACTACCTGCGTCTCCAAAACCAAAAAGGAACGTCCAGCTTCTACTTCCAAAACTTCTTCATTCAGTCCACGACCACTTTCCAGGGCGACGAGTACACATTTGTGCCTTACGGCTTCAGCGGCGTAACCGTCAACCGCAGTGGCGACAACACCGAAGCCACCCTGGTCTTCCCAAACAACGAGTTAACCAGGGCCTGGGCATTGAATGCAGTGCAACAGCGCTGGCTCGCTCGCGTTTATGTAATGGCCCTGGATCCAGATGACCGAACCACTGGAACCTTGATGCACCAATACAACGGCGAGGTTGCAGCCGGCCAATGGGACGAGACCAGCCTGACGCTGAGCCTGAACACAATTTTGGATGCCGTTGGCTCGGACGTACCGTTGCGCCGGCTGACGCAATCACTGATCGGCAACATCCCAACCTCGGCCAATGTCCGACTGCGCTGATCTGGTTGGCCTGCGATACAGGCTTGGCGCGGACGGCAGCGACGGCGAAATCGACTGCATCCACCTCGTTTACACAGTGCTGGAACGTCTTGATATTGTCAGGCCAGAGTTCAACGAGGACTGGTACAACGCCTCCAGCTACAAGGTCTTGAGGGATCTACTGCGTTGGGGGGTGAGGGTTGATCGTCCTGAGTACGATGGAGACGTGTTGTTGATGACCCAAGGTAATTGGGCATTTGCCGTCGTATGGCTGAGCGGAGTCCTTTACATCAACACCGAGCTGGAAAAAGTGAGCTGGTGTTCGCTCCGTCAGTTAAGCGCGTACCGCTGCTTCCGTACGAAAAGCAGCTGATTGCAACTCTTGGTTGCACAGAAGAAGAGTATCGAAAGTTTACCTACGAAGCAGCCCGCCGCGCCGCAATCCGCCCCGCTGCGTATAACACTGTTCCTGACATTGTTTGCGATCCTACCGGCGGTATTCTTACAAGTATTATTATTGGCCTTGCCTTTACTGCTGCTAGTTATTTACTTACACCTAAGCCCAAGGCTCCTTCTGAGACGCAGGATGTTCGACAGCGACAGCTGCGCGGACGAAGAGGCAGCGACCGTTTTCTCGCCACTAGCGGTTTCGACTCAATCGCCGAACTAGCAAACTACGGCGACCCAATCCCCATCATTTTCGGCAAATACACTGGCACAACTGGCGGAATGCTGGTGGCACCCAGGCTGGTGTGGTCCCGCGCCTTCAGTCTTGGCTCCCAGCAATCGGTAAAACTGCTGTTCGTTGTCGGTGAGCAAGGCCTAGGTAATGGCATCGAACCGCCCGATCTGACCGGAATTTTTCTGGGTAACGCACCGTTAGACGCCATCTTCAAAAACACTTTTGCCTTCTACTGGAAAAGAAACACAAACAACGCAACTCGAATCACCGCAAACAACTTGGTTTACGGCACCAGAGGTGCCCTAGACGCGGGCGACATCCAAACAGCAGACGACATTTACCTCTGCCCGACAATTACATCTGCCCAAGATACGGGTTTCTGCCAGGCATATACACCGAGCAGCAGCAGTCAGTTCGGTGTGTACTCGGCGATTCCAAACGGCACAAACTACAGAGTTAACTGGAAGATTGTCGCGATTCCGCGCCTTGATAAGGACAGCAAAGTGGATGACCCAGACAACGACCCAGGTCGCGCCCTTCTGCTGGAGCGAATCAAGATTGCAGGCGACTACGGCCTAAAAGGCAACGGCGATACCCCGAAGTGGGTAGAGGTTATCAAGGCCGGCCAGAAAGGCACCGGAAGAAACTATGGACGCCGCATGGGACTTATCTCAGTAAACGGCGTAAAAGTCACTGGTACAAACGAAACAGAGACTCGCCAAGTCGCTGTGGGCGACAAAGCTGTGTTCAGAATAGATAGAGGCAATATACCGAAAAATAAATACTATTTCAAACAAACAAAGAGCACCCAAGTAGACGACATCAATGATGAGATTTTTGAAGGTCAGCAGGATGCAGACGATGCACTGCAGATCGGCGAAACTTTCATGATTGGTCGCACAATCTGGATTGTTGAAGCCCGCTCCAAAGAAATCTTTAAATCCGGCCAGCAGGAGATCACACTTCGCTGCCTAGAAATTTTTGGCAAAGGATCTAACAGCGCCTTGGTCGGTCTGATCAGCCCCCGCATGATCCGCCGAGATTTCTATTTAAGCAAAGACGAACTGCCGAAGGGCAGCACAGAAGTGCCCCAAAACGCTGGCGCAAACTACTACCCCTTGCTGCGGTTTGCCCTCGGCGTGGTGCGTAATACAAGAGCCTGCGACAGCACCGAGATCGGTATCCGCAGCCAAGTTTGGCAAAAGGCAAACGGTCTCTGCAATTTCAATTCCCTGCCCACACCACGAGAACTCAGAAGGGCTGAAAAGAACCAAGTAGCGCTGCAAAGCGGGACCATGGACATCTACATGCGTCGCACCACTGCTTTCTCAGTTTTCTTGCGGCCAGCAGGCGTCAACGCACAAGGCGACGAGTTTGCGTGGGAGCCACTGGGACAAACCTTTTGCATTAGCGGCAGAACGCCTCAAGACCAATTCAACTATCTGCGTTTTGTCCACCCAGAACAAGGACAATTCGAGTACAGGTTTGTCCCCAACCCTGGCGCAGACGTAGCACGCAGGTTTACCGACGACTTCCAACTGCTGCAGCTGGACGCCAAAAATGGCGGCTACATCGGCAGCAACTACCAGACCGCATACGGAGTTTTTCAGGTAAGCACAGCAGGCAGATATGTACTTGCTGGAGACATCAAACTCAACCGTCAGATGACGACGGGCCTAGAAAAAATTGAAGAACCAATTCAAGAGACTATACCAAGTGCAGTAAACGTATTTGCGTACCTACCGGACAACGAGGGCGGTGCTGTAGTAGCAGAAACACTACAAAGAATTGAATGGTTACCTGATAATTACACAAAAGGCAGAGCAGCCGTAACCTTGGTGGAGCTTTTTGGCGCTCCTCAGTTTACGGGTCAAACAGGGAAAACACAATTAGTAACCAACAGCGGCGATAGGTCAATCACAATTGAATACAGTTGTGTGGTAGATACTGCATACGGAGCAGACCATCCTTTTTTCCCTGATGAAATTCAATGGAACTTGGACAAGCTACAGCTAAAAGTCATCGAAAGTTCCGGCGGTTGGAATACAGGTGAGGTATTTAACAGAGTTATTCCTGTCACATCTAAGAGTGCTAAATATAATGCACCCTACAACCTGCCATCTGCCGGTCTTCGCATCAGGGTAGCAACTACAAACAAGACAAAACCAAAGGGCAAAACATCCGGTTTTCTCTGGGAAGTCTTAGGCAATCAGCAAGACTACCCAGTCGGTACACAGCGCGAAAATGTAATCAGCGGAGTATCCGAGGCCGGTAACGATATTGAAGTTACAGTTTCAGCTGTTGTCGCAAAAGCGGATAAAACGAGGATTAAAAACTTCCCAGGGCAAACAAAGGGCTACGACTTAAACAGTATTAAATACACCGTAAACAAAGATGGAACCACCGGAACATGGGTCAAGGGCGAAAAAATCAACCTGACTGTAACGGTAAGCAACGGCAACCCTTTTAGAAAAGCTGGCACAACTGTCGGAGTAACTCTTATAACATTGGGACTTGAAACTGTAGTTATTGAACCTTCAACTAAAGCAGAAAGATTTTTTGAATTGGGAAGTCAAGTTGCTGACCTAAGTGTGTACGGCTCTCTGCTCACAAAAAGCAACGAAAGCGCTCCAGAGCATGAGATTGTCTACGTTAACGAAACTATCGCTAATGACATAATTCCGCAGTACCAAAATCTGACAATCGCGGGGCTATCACTTAAAGCAAGCCGCAATTTTACCTCGATAGATCAAATTCGCTGCTGGCTCAAACAAGGCATTCCGGTGCAACGCTTTCTGCCATCTGAAGCAGGGACAGTGGGGGCTAGCAACAAATTCACGGATTTGGTGTACTACCTGCTTACAGACAAAACAGCAGGAGCCGGCGGCGTTGTCAGCCCCAACTTGATTGAAACCGCTGATTTCGCAAAGACGGCAAGCTTCCTGGAACAAAACCAGCTGTTCTTTGACGGAGCTATTGACTCTCCAATAAACCTGCGACAGTTTATCGCTGACACGGCACCCTACTTCCTGTGCTCTTTTGTAATCAGTAACGGAAAATTTAGCCTGGTTCCGGCACTGCCTTGCGAAGTATCCGGCGCAATTATCAACAAGCCTGTTGAGTTAAAAGGATTGTTCACCTCCGGCAACATTGTCGAAGACAGCTTTTCGGTCGATTATTTACAGACCGAAGAACGCAAGGACTTTCAAGCAATCGTCCGGTACCGCAAAGAACGCAGAAACCAGCTATCTGAAGAGGCAACTTTGAGTGTCCGCTGGGCGGAAGCCGGCAGCGACACCTATCCAATTGAATCTTTCGATCTGACCCAGTTCTGCACTTCGCGGGAACATGCCTTTATTGTCGCCCGATATTTCATGAGTATCAGACGGCGGATTACCCACTCAGTGCGCTTCAAAACAACACCTTTTGGAATTGCACTGGCACCAGGTGACTACATTCGCGTCCTTACGGAAGCCAGCCCATACCAACCCGCTAACAACGGCGTTATCAGCTCGGATGGAACCATTACGGCCGCCACTACTTTGACTGATGGAACGTACAACATTCTCTATGCAGGCGTCGAGGAAGACGAGCTTAAAACCGCGAAGATGGAAGTAATCAACGGCAAAACAGCCGATCCAGCGCTATTCAACACAATTTTCACAATCGATTCCCCGACGGTTTCCAGTAACACCTATGCAGTGGAGCAGCTAACGTTGGACAGCGAAGGCCTGGTCGAAGTGCTGGCAACTGAGTTCCCAACCAGCAGTACGTTTAACAGCTTGATCGTGCAGGACGTACTCAGTCCATCCAGCTTCATCGTTGAGGGTTGACCATGGATTTTCCGGCTTTCGTACCGTCATCCCGTAATTACAATCTGGGCGATTACGCCGTCCGAACATTCCGCGCTCAATCCGGAGCTGAAAGCCGAATTCTGTACGGCGACAGCAGGTTTGGCACCACACTGGAATTGCAGTACCAAAACATAGCGGATAAAAATGCTGAGACCTTTATGGTCCATTACGAAAACATGAAAGGTACATTTAAGACATTCCCAATTACAGCTGGCGTAATGGGCGGTTGGGACGGCCTGGCTTTTCCCGATGGTTTTCCCTACAAAAACCAACGCAATTCTGACGCCACATATATTGACCAAGAAGGCATTATTAGAACAGCTGGCCCGAACGAAACAAGAATAACTTACGATTTAAACGGGAATAGCACAGGCTTCCTGCTTGAAGGTGAATCTACAAATCTTCTACGTCAGAGCAATCCAGTTCCCGGCACTGAAGCGGGAGGTCTTTGGTTCCTAAACCCTTTCCCTGAAACGCAGTGCAATCGGCTTACAGGTCTAACAGATCCAGCTGGGGGCAACGAAGCAAGACTGCTAACTACGTCCAGTGTCCCTCCAGGAGGAGGTGAAACAGGGCGCTTTTTTGATGGTACCGGATTAAACGAAGTAACGTATAGTTTTTTTGCCCGTCCAGACACCGTAAATAACCCTAGCCAAAGAGTAATCTTTGAAACGTTCGCAAGCGCAGTTCCTCCTGTTTCACGATTAGGGACTGTAGTTTTTTCGTTTATTGGCGAAAAGCCTGTGAGAAATGTTTTTGAAGATGCAGGGACGTTCAGTAACCCAAAAAGGCAAGCGCTAGCAAACAACTGGTTTAGGTTCTCTGTCGTGTGCCGTGGTTCGTTCACTGCTGCTTCACGTTTTGATTTCAATTGCTTTAACGACCAAGGTTTATTCGCTACTCAGCCAACAATTTGGGGCGCGCAAGCGGAGCCTGGCGCTCAAGTTACTTCCTACATACCAACAAACGGTGCGCCTGTCACCCGCGCTGCAGACAAACTCGCAACCCTAGGTGCTTGGCGTTACGCAGAGCCACCGGATATTACGAGCGTCCGTCCGGGCATCAGTAATGCGCGTGTGCGGCTAATCAGTGTTGTATAGAATAGCCCCAAGGAGGTCGCCATGGCTAAGTTTTACACCGGTCGTGATGGCAGCTTGCTGCTGGACGGCGTGACCCAGGCCAAGGTGACCTCGTGGTCATTTTCGTCTGACCTGGAAACACTAGAAACCACAACGCTGGGCGAATCCCACCGCTCGTACACCCCCGGCGTCCAAGGCGCCAGCGGCAGCGCAACACTTCTGTACTACAAGGCAGACGACGGCACCAACGACGCCGGAGTCCTCCTCAAAAAACTAATTAACACAAATACAGCCGGCATCACCGAGGCCGATACGGTGCTTTTCACCTTGCGTTATGCAAACGGCGACAACTTTAACGACATCAAATTCAACGCCTACATCACTGGGGCAAGCCTTGGCTCGAACGTAGGCGAGGTTGCATCTGCCCAGATCAATTTCCAAGTAACAGGCGTACTATCTGAGGCGAGCTTGTAATGGCCGTTTATCTCGGAAATGTAGGAAGCATCGAGCTAACTCGAAAATCCCTGCAGGAAGAAAAACTATCAGTCGTCAACCCAGACGACGTGAACGTTGCCCGCAAAAGATTCAGTTTTGACTTCGAGGAAGGCGCATTTCTTACAGGCGACTTCATCACAATCACGTCCACAACAGAAGTACCGCTTTCTTTTATCGGCATCGACGGCTGGCGCGACGGCAACGTGCATTCCAGCGGCAACTGGTACATCTTTGTTGACGAGATCGGCGGCATCCGCCTGTACAACAACTTCAACGACAGCCTTGAAGGCGACAGGACTGCCGCCATCAGCCTGGTAAATATCACCACAGACATCCCCATTTCTGTCACCGTAAAAGACAGCGCCGGACGGATACTGGGTTGCGTAATTCAGTATGAATTAAACACAAACAGAGAAGCAATTGACGTAACCACTTTGTCTGATACCTATCGCGAGCAATACAGCTCACTCATAACCGGAAGCGGTCAGCTGACAGCCCAATGGGATTACAAGAACAAAAGCAACGAAGAAACTGTTAATTACCTTATGCAGCTTGCCTTGCGCACGGAGATTGGCGGAATTTTTGGCGCTAAATTTTACTTAAAAAGCGAGGGCACTGCTGCCTCGGCTGGAGATTTTGCCGACAGCCAGTTGAACGATTCCATTTGGTGGGAATTTGACGCATTGATTACGAATAGCGCAACAAATTTTGCGCCAGGACAAATTATTGTTTCTACGGTTAACTTTGTGACAACCGGGCCGGTCAGGCTCAGAGCCCAAACCACAGTATCCAGCAAGCTTCTGCAAGAGGACGCCGGCTTCATCGTGCTGGAGCAAGGCGGACTCCTGGCTATTGCTGACGAGGATTAGAGCTAGACTGCTGGCATCTATCAGCTGGTTCCCAAGAGGTAGGCCGTGGCAGATCTTCGGATTAGTGAGCTAAACAGCCTGGCCTCTGCGGATGTAGCCTCCAACGATTTTCTGCCGATTGCTGATCGCTCTGCAAGCGAGACCAAGAAAGTAACCGTTGTCGATTTCCTTAATAAAGCAGTAACCCAGCTTTCTGACGACGTAATCCCAAGCGCAAAGATTTTATTTGACTCACAGACAATCCCTGGTGGTGCATTTGTAAACGGCGCTGTCGGCAGCGATCAAATTGCCTCTAACGCAGTTGACTCCACCAAACTTGCAAACAACTCCAGTGCTCAGCTTGTAACATCGCTGCCCGCTACTGGCGTCTTTGCTGGTCAGCTTGCAGTTGAAACCGAAACTAACAAAGCCTATGTCTGGGACGGCAGCAGCTGGGTCAGCTTCAAGGCCGCCGGCTCGATTAACCAGCTAGTCGCTACAACTGCTGGCCCCATCCGTATTTCTGTTTCGACGGTTGGCGACACAGCAACTCTTTCCGTAAATCCGCAGGTCACGCCAAGCGGCGGCATTTTTCTTGCTGGACCAGCCGGAAGCGGCGGTGAAGTAAGCGGCCGTCAAATTGTTGGTTCTGACCTACCCACTGCAACCAACACCGCAAAGGGTGCAGTCATCGTCAATGGCGAAGGCTTGCGAGTAGACGGAGAAACACTGGAGCTTAACAACGATGTCACCGCAACCAACACTTTTTCTGTCGTCACGCATGATGCAAAAGGCCTGGTAAACGGCAGCCGCGCAGTTACCTCTGCTGATCTACCCAACGCAACAGCGAGTGCAACTGGTGCAGTCCAGCCTGGTACTGGCCTCAGCGTCACCAATGCCGGCGTTCTAAATCACACAAATGCAGTCACCGCAGGTACTGCAACCAAGATTACGTTTGATGCCCAAGGTCATGTAACCAACGGCGGCACACTCACAGAAGACGACATCCCTGACATCCCAGCCGAAAAGCTGACCTCAGGCGTACTGGCTTCAGCAGTCTTTGGCACCAACACAGTGCCTGGTTCTGCCATTGCGGACCAAGCTGTAACTCAATTTGGTGGCCCTGGATCGACAGCACAGGTCACAATTTTTCCCAACGCAGACTTTAAAGGTCAATTTTTCTACGACGTAAGTAGGGGCGACTTGTACCTTTGGGAAGGAGCCATATGGACGCCGGTAACAGTAACAAGTGGAGAGCTTGTTTTTGCTGGTATTTATGATGCAGCGGCGGATAACATCGGCTCAGTTAGCGCAGCTGGAGCCGGCCTGGGCTTGGCCCCAGGGGACGCTCTTCCGGCGCCAAGTAGTCAAAACAATCAATACTATTTTGTCGTTGAGAATATAGGCACTAGCAGCGCTACATACGTTCCAAGCGTCGAGCTGCAAGCACCCGACCAACTGCTCTCTGACGGCCAGAGCGCAACTTGGCAGCTTATTGATATTTCTGGAACAATCACAGGCAACACGGCAGGAAACATTACATTTACTCCGTTTAGCCTTATCCAGGCCACCGATGTGCAAGCGGCGGTTGAAGAGGTTTACAACGAAAGCGTAAGAACAACTGGCGCAACAATTACCGGCACGCTTGAGATTGGCGCAACAGGCAGTTTCAAGTTTGATGGCACAACTGCCAACTCAAACAAGACAACGCTTACGGTTGCTGATCCAACGGCAAACCGCACAATTACGCTGCCAAACGTAAGCGGTACTGTAGTTACTACTGGTGACACTGGGACGGTTACCAATACGATGCTTGTCGGCAGCATCGCTTACAGCAAGCTTAGTCTGACCGGCTCAATTCTCAACGCAGACATTAACGCCAGCGCCGGTATTACTTACAGCAAACTCAGCCTAAGTAATTCAATCGTAAATGGCGACATTGCAACAGGCGCAGCTATCGCCTACAGCAAACTCAATCTCACTGGAAACATTACAAATGCAGACATCAATGCTGGCGCAGCTATCGCCAAGTCAAAGCTAAATCTGACCGGCACTATTACAAACACAGACATTAACGCTAATGCCGCGATTGCGGACACAAAGTTAAACACAATTACAACTGCCGGTAAAGTAAGCGGAAGCGCAATCACCAGCGGAACCATTGGTGGTTCAACCGCTATTAGCACAACCGGTAATATCTCAACAACAGGAACGCTTAGCGACGGCATCGGACCAGTACGGTCGATTCCCAGAAACAGTCAATCAGCAGCATATACACTACAAGCAAGCGACTCGGGTAAATTTATCCGAGTCACCAACGGCGTCAATATAACAATTACTCAGTCAATCACCCCTGCATTCCAGATCGGCGACAACGTAACTATTTACAACGACAGCAGCACTTCAACTATTCAAATTATTCAGGGGGCCAATGCCACTCTTGTTACCGGAGGGCAGACGACAACTGGTACAAGAACCTTGGCAACAAATGGTGTGGCTACACTTCTTTGCGTAGACACCAATAAGTTTGTCATCACCGGCACTGGTATCACCTGATGTCTAACCAGGAAATGCTGCTGGGGGGCGGCTTCAGTGATGTCCCCCCATTCTCTGCAACCGGCGGCACAATCACAACCGTCGGCGCCGACACGGTACACACGTTTACCGGCAGCGGCACTTTTGTACTCGAAAACCCACCCCCTGGTTTTACTGTCCAGTATCTAGTTGTCGCTGGTGGAGGAGGAGGAGGTAGATCTGCTGGTTTTGCGCCTTATGCCAAAGGAGGAGGCGGCGGAGGTGGTGTACGGCAAGGACAAGCTATATTTACCGGAGCTACTTACACAGTAACAGTAGGCAGTGGAGGCAGTACAGACGTAAACGGCAGTGATTCCTCACTGCAGGGTGGAGAGTTTTCCGTTTCCTCTACAGGTGGGGGGAGGGGTGGCGCTCCCAGTACTGCAGCGACAGGAGGTTCAGGCGGTGGCGGTGGCACTAATAACGCTATTGCATTTGGCGGTGCAAACGGTACTGCAGGCCAAGGAAATAGAGGAGGAAATGGTTTAGTAAATAGTACTGGTAATGATTCAAATTACAGCGGTGGTGGCGGCGGCGGTGCTTCTGGCGCAGCACAAAATGGTCAGGGCAGTAAAGGCGGTAACGGCGGCGCAGCCACCCTAATTGATATAACTGGAGCAGATGTTTACTACGGTGGTGGTGGCGGCGGCGGCTCTGCTAATCAATTAAACGCAGGTAGTCCGGGTCAAGGCGCATTTGGTGCGGCTAACGGAGGTTTCCAATCATTTAACTTTGGTAGTAATGGGAATGCCACGCAGGCTGCACCAAACCAAGGCGGCGGTGGCGGCGGCGGTGGCTTTACGCAGGGATTTCCGAGCGCTGGCGGCTCCGGCATCGTAGTCATCCGCTACACAACACCCTAATGGCACACTTCGCGCAACTTGACGCCAACAACATTGTGCAGCGCGTCATCGTCGTTGATAACGACAACATCCTCGACGACAACGGCAACGAATCCGAAGCCATCGGCATTGCCTACTGCCAAACACTGGTGGGTGCAGATACGATTTGGCGCCAGACAAGTTACAACAATAATTTCCGCAAGAATTACGCAGGCGAAGGTTATCGCTACGACGCCGAGCTTGATGCCTTCATCGCACCTCAACCATTCCCCAGCTGGAGCCTGAATACCGAGACCTGCCAGTGGGAGGCGCCAAAGCAGATGCCTGCTGGCAATAGGCCCTACACTTGGGATGAGAGTTTGCTGCGTTGGGTTGCGCTGTCATGATTACGCCCGCCACATACGACATCACAATCCTGCAGAACTCCACCTGGAGCGCAATTCTGCGAGCGACGGATAGCCGCCAGACTCTTGAGAGCTTCACAGTTAATGCTGGTACGCCAACCTTTACGAAAGACTGTCACGGCCTTAGCGCTGGTGACAAAGTTGTCTTTACCGGAGGTACGACCGTACCCTGCGGCTTCACTGTCAACACAATTTATTACGTTATTAGCGCAGGACTAACTACCGATGAGTTCCAAGTAAGCGCAACAAGTGGCGGAGCCAGTATTTCTGTAACAGGCACGGCAACTGGCACTTTTTACGTTGCTCGCCCTCTCGACCTTACAAATTACATAATTGATGCGGACATCAAAGAACTGGAAAACCTGACTGAAGTCGCAACTTTTACTTGCACAATCACAGATGCAGCAAACGGCGAATTCAGTCTTTTGTTGCAACCGGCCACCACTGTGGGACTTGCAGCGGGGCGTTACGGGTATGACGTAAGTCTTACTAGCTCTGGCGGCACACGCTATTATTGGCTTACGGGCGTGGCAACCGTTCAGCTGACCTATTCACGGAACTGATCCATGTCGCAAGTACAAATTGCCGTAATCAGCGCAGAAAATACAGAGCTGACGCTGGCAGTACCCGGCCACCAAGGTGCTGGCGGTGCAACGGGTGCGGGCGTGCCTGTTGGTGGTACGACTGGTCAAATTCTCGAAAAAGTAAGCAATACCGATTACGACACCCAGTGGACTGACGCGCCTACCGGCAACATCACCGGCGTAACTGCTGGTACAGGACTTAGCGGTGGCGGCACCAGCGGAAACGTAACTCTCAATCTCAACGCCAGCATCGACGCGCTGACGGATGTAGATACAACCACAACTCCGCCAACCAACGGTCAAGCGCTTGCGTGGGACAACGCAAACAGCGAG